GTCAAACAAGAATGTTGCGCCAAATTGGTATTACAACTGGTGCTACTGAGGCTTTTGCTATTTATGGACGAACAATAGGTAAGAGCGCCGCTGAGTTAAATATGGCTGAAAGACGCCAAGCGGTATTGAATTTTATTGTAAAAGAAGGCACAAAGGTTCAAGGCGCTTATGCCTTAGCAATACAAAGCCCTTCTAAAGCATTAAAGGAGATGTCAGACCTTACTAACAATTTACAAGTTGCTGTTGGTAAAAGATTGCTTGATGCTTTCAGTAAAATAATTTTAGCCACATTTGAATTGTATACAAAGTTTTCAACAGCGGCTAATGGAACTGGAACTTTTTCTAAATTCCTTGATGCCATGGAAAAAGTATTAACTAAACTAGCAGACCCATTTGCAAAACTTGTAACAAATATAGGAAACTTTATTGATAAAATAGACAAAAGCAAGATGAGCGTTAATGAAATTGCTGGAAATATGGAAAAGGTATTACCTGTTGCGGCGGCGTTTGCTACATTTTTTGGTATTAGAGCAGGAAAGTCTTTAGCCGAAGCCGCTCCTTTCTTCCAAGGATTTTTCAAAACACTTGCAAGGTTTAATTTAGTTTTTACAGCATTTACTTTAGCCGTAACATCTCCTCAAATACGAGGAGCAATAGGACAATTAGTTACTGCCTTTGCACCGCTCTTACCAATACTTAAAAAATTAGCAGGGGTATTCACAGAAGTATCTGCTCTAGCGATAGGTGTTCTTGCCAAGGCTATAAGACTTGTTGCTTCAATAGTTTCATCAACTATTGCTATTGTTCAAAAATTTGCTGGAGTATTTAAGGTTTTAGGAGTCGCAGTAGCGGCGGCGGCAATAGGTTATGGCGCATACAGAACAGCCATAATACTTACAACTGCGGCAACAGCAATTTGGGGAACTATCACAGCGGGAACCACAATAGTGATAAATGCTCTAAGAAGCGCAGTTGCTATATTAAATGCAACCATAGCCTTGAATCCTATTCCACTCTTTATTGGAGTAATTGTTGCTTTATTAGTTGCTCTTGGTTATTTAATTAAAACAAATAAAACCGTTGGAGATGTATTTAAGACAGTCTTTAACTTTATTATCAAAGTTGTAATTAGCGTCTTTGCATACATTGTCAAGGCTATTGGTTATGTAATAAAAGCCTTTGCTTCTATTATTCGAGTTATTGGTTCTTTTGCAGAAGCAGTTGCTATGGTGTTTGAGTTTGTAATTGACATCGTTCTTACTTGGTACCAATTTGTATTAAAAGCAATTAAATTTGTAGTTGATGCTTTTATCACATTTATGGAAGCCCAAGGAACTCTTTACGATGTAGTTAAAACTGTATTCAACGCAATCATAAAAGTAATTTCTTTGGTTGTTGAAGGAATAGTTAGAGTCTTTGCGTTTATTGTTGGTGCTGTTGCTGACTTAGTTGGAGTTTTTAACAAATTATATGGTGGAGTTAAGAGTATATTTTTAGCAATCTTAAATGCTATTTCTCAAGTTGGCGAGGGTATTTTTGGTATTTTAGAAGATATAGCCCAAGGAGTAGGTAAATTTCTTGGTTTTGTTTTTGACAAATTGACTGGGTGGATTAGAGGAGTTGCGGCGTTATTTGAAAAAATTCCTTTAGTTGGCGCTCAAATTGCAAATGGTATTCGTAGTGGTCTTGAGGCTGGTAAAGCCTTGGTAACAGGTTTTGCATCTACACTTGTAGGATTTGGTAAAACAGCATTTGACGGAATTCTTAACGGAGTAGTAAAAACAGTTAATGGCATATCTACCGTTGGAGATGCAGTTGAAAAAGGTTTAAGAACAACAGAGAAAACCCTTACTAAGTTTGCAGTTAAAGTTGAAGAGTTTGGAAGTAAAGACAACGGCGCAAAACTTATTGAAGGTTTAGTTGGTGGCGCAAAAACAGCATCAGTCGCTTTAGGAACAATGATTGATGTGCTTGGTAAGGCAGTTAAGTTTGATTTTGCAGGAACAGTTGGAAAATTTATTGATAGCGTTGCTGATAAGGCTGACGCGGCTGGTGATTATTTAATTAACCTATCAACTCAAATGTTGGCGTTTGCTGAGACAACAGATTTTGCCAGTAATGTTGCAGATGGCATTGGCGACTTTATTGGAAAAATTCAAGATAGTCTTAAAGAAGGTCTTGGCTTTGGAGATATTCTTAAAAAAGAACGCGACAAAGCGGCAGGTGCAGGAACTACTGGAAATGAAGATGCTCTAGGCAGTATTCAAGACCAAGCAGATTTGATGAAAAAGATTCGTGAAGCAATGACCGCTGGTATTCAATCAATGAGTGATGTTCTATCAGACTTACAACAAGCGGCTAAAGATTTTGCAGATTCATTAAAAGACACAATTATGAATTTTGCTGGACTCAAGGGCGTAGAACTTCCTGATGGTTTTATTCCAAAGGCTAAGTCTCTTATTGAAAATATGCGGACTCGTTTGGACAAGAGCCAACAGTTTGCTAGTCAGATAACTCAACTACAAGCACTTGGTTTAGATGCAACTGCAATTAAAGATTTAGTTGAGTCAGGACCAATCAAGGGCGCCCAACTTGCGGCGTCAATTCTTGGTGGCGGTGCCGATGCAATTGCACAGATTAACGAGATTCAAAAGTCGATTGCATTTACAGGAGCGGCAATTGGTAAGTTTGGTTCAGAGGCGGCGTTTGGTCAAAAGATTGCAAGCGCTCAGGCTGGTATTGCTCAAATTACAGGTACCGAAGCAAGCATTAGAAGCGCTGGTGGAAACAATGTAGTTATTGAGCAAGGTGCGTTTGTAGTCAATGTTGATACAACGGGAGCGGCAGACCAAGGCGAAAAGGCTGACATCATTACCCGTAGAATCCAAGAAACATTCGCTATCTTGGCAAAAGAATTGGCTAACAAATAATGGCTACTTATGTACTTCGCCCTAATGCAAACTGGAATAACGCCTCGGCTTTTACTATTTCAGGTGGGTCTGCTTCAGTTCATGCGGCACTTGCCGATGACAGCAATTCAACTTACATAACTCGTACTAGCACAACAGTTCCAACATCTTATGAAGCGGAGTTTGGTACACAAACTTTAGCGGCTACCGAGAAAGTTGCCTATGTAAATCTTCGTGCAAAAGCAACTATTGGAACAGCGGGTTCTATCGAGTTAAGCCTTGGAGTTATTACAGACCGCAATGGTCGTACGGTGAGTTACTCAGTTCCTTTTTCAAAGGCAAACACTCTGACTTTGACTACCCTTGATACTGCTCTAAAACTTACAACAGCCCCAAATGGTGAGGCTTGGACTCAAACTTTAATTGACAACCTTGTAGTTAAGTTTGCTGATAATGCAATAACAAGCGGTGACCGTGCTGGTCTCTATGAACTTTATGTAGATGTAATTACAACTACTCAACCAACAGTTACCGTAGGCGCCCCTACTGGAACAATTACGGATACAACATTCCCATCAGTAACTTGGACTTATGCTGATGCAGATGGTGACCCACAAAATGCTTATGAAATTAAAGTGTTCGACTCAACAACTTATGGCGGTGCAAGTTTTAATGCCAATACATCAACACCGACGGTTACAACTGGTATTGTTACATCAAGCAATAATGGTCAAACTCTTGAGGCAGACTTAGCAGATGGCACGACTTATCGTGCTTATGTTCGAGTTGCTCAATTAGTTAATGGTTCAAATTATTTTAGCGAATGGGCTTATAGCCAATTCATTATTGATGTTGATGCTCCAGCAACCCCATTGATTACTGCGTTTTATGATACAACTGAAGGGGCTGTGACTCTGACTGTATTTGGTAGAACAAATGTTTTAAGCGCGAACCAAGCATCTATTGAAACTAATACTGATGGTTGGGTAGCAGAATCAAATTGTAGTGTTGCTCGCTCAGCAACTCAGGCTTCAGTAGGAACCTATTCTTTAGCAATAACTGCTACTGCGAGTGCTGATGCGGTTGCTTGTACAACAACTGCTACAAAATTTGCTGTTACTGCAAACCAAGAGTTCTCAGCCATTGCTGATTTCAGAGCAGGTAGCACTACTCGTTCATGCCAAGTTGGTATTCGGTACTTAACGACAACTGGTACAACAATCAGTACAACTTATGGAACGGCAGTTAGCGCAACAAGTTCAGCCTTTATTACAGCAAGTGCAACGGTCTTGGCTCCACCTACTGCAACACACGCTCAAGTATTTGTTAAAGTAGTAAGTGCAACTTCAGGCGGAGTTCATTATGTAGACAAGATTGCCTTCCACTCAGGAGATGAACCCATATTTACCCGAGGCGGATTTTCTAATTTTGTATTTGACATTGAGCGTTCCGAGGACACTATTACCTATACAGCAATTAGAAATAGTCCAGTAACTGCTACTACAACACAGATTGCTGAACTTAATGATTATGAAGTTCCTCTTGATAAAACAGTTACATATCGTGCGAAAGCGAGGGCTGACATCTAATGGCAACTATTTCATCGGGGTATACGACTACCGTACCAATTCAAATTACAAATCCTGCAACTTGGTCATTTACCGCCCCTGAAAGTCCAACAATCAAAGTTGTTGGTATTGATGTTATTCAACCATTAAACTCAAACATTGTTGAATCTTATGGAGTATTCAAACCTCTAGGCGCATCTAAGACAGTAGTTGTGTCTCAATCTATTTATGGCATTGACGGTAATTATGAATTTGTAACTACTGGAGAAACTGAATGGGATGAGTTATATCCAGTCTTAACTTATCAAGGAACACTTCATGTTCATGACCCACTAGGTCGTCAAAAGTATGTTCGCTTTGTAGAAAGAAACTGGACAGAATCAGGAAACATTAACTCTTTAGTTCGCCGAGTTAAAGTAACTTACTACGAGGTCGGAGCGCCGTAATGTATCCAGTCTCGGCTGACTTCAAAGAAGCAGTTCGAAAATCTCATTCAGCAATAGTCAAGGTTGAGATTTACGATATGGCTAACGGAACCATCTTGAGTACAGCCTCTCCGATAAGTGGTGAGGTAACCATTGATAACCGTCGGTCAATTCGTCGTGAATGTACTTTAGAGTTTGTAGATACTGATGGAACTTTAGTTCCTACAAATAACATTTCTTCAGTTCTTCTTCCCTATAACCGTGAAGTAAAGATTTACAGAGGTGTTGCTTTTGCTGATGGCACCAAGGAATTAGTCCCTCTTGGCGTATTTATTATTACGAGCGTTGATATAAGTGAGTCCGCTCAAGGCGTTAAAATCACAATCAAAGGTTCAGACCGAAGCCTCATATTGGCTAGGGCTAAGTTCACTAACCATGAGTTCTATATTGATGCTGGCACAGCAAAAGAAACAGCCATTGAAAACATCCTTAAATACCGTTACCCAAAAGTTAAAACTATTTTTCCTGCTACAAATCAAGTAACAACTTTGTTATATCCAACCCTTGACCAGTCAAGTGACCCTTGGCGCGAGGCTCTCAAAATTGCCGAATCAGCATCTATGGACTTGTACTTTGATGAAAATGGCATTGCTCGCATGAGACCAATTCCTGACCCTGATAAGGGAACCGCAATTGCTACCTACGCAGATGGAACCGATTCAGTCCTTATTCAAATTGCTCGCTCCCTTTCAATTGATGAGTCCTACAACGGAGTCATCTACACAGGCGAGGGAACTAATCTAAGTATTGGAGTTATTGGCGAGGCTTGGGACGACAACCCAAGTTCACCTACCTATCGAAAGACCTATGGAGAAGTTCCCCTCTTTAAGTCATCCCCAACAATCTTGACAGTTGGCGAGGCTAAAGAAGCGGCGGCGGCTGAGTTGAAGAAGGTAATTGGCGCATCAGAAAAAATTACATGGGACCAGTTAGTAAACCCTGCCCATGATGTCTATGATTTAGTCAAGGTCACGCGCTCGCCAGTTGGAGTAGATAAAATCCTAATGTTGGATGCCATCTCAGTTCCCCTAGCGGCAAGTGGCACAATGAACGCAATCGGTAGAAGCAGGAGATTCTGATGGACTTAAGTTATCTAGTCGGTCAAATCAAAGGCACGGATACTTTCCCAACTCTTAGGCTTCGTCAGGCTTATGTAGTTGCCCGTAACAACTCTCCAAAAACTGTCGATATTCAAATAGCAGGAGATATAAATACTTTACCAAAAGTAAAATATCTAGATAGTTATGCGCCACAAGTAGGGGATACAGTTTTTGTCCTTACAAATGGGGCTGATATTTTATGCCTTGGAGATATAGCAACTTAGGTTAAGAAACGATAGGTTATTATTTACCCACCTACATTTAGGAGAAACAATGGACAGTAAGACAAAAGCAATGCTCGCTTCGTATGGACGGTCATTCCTAGCGGCAGTAACAACAGCCTTCATGATTACAGGCGGAGACATCCTTGCCCTTGATGGCGATTCACTTAAAGCAATTTTAGCGGCTGGAGTTTCAGCCGTCCTTCCAGTCGCAATCAGAGCGGCTAATCCAAAAGACCCTGCGTTTGGCAAAATTGCTGACGGAGTAACCGAGGCAGTTGTCAAAAAGATTACAGCCAAAAAAACAGCAAAGAAAAAATAGATGTCAGTTCAAAAAGTCCTACTAGCGGCTAAAGCCGAAGTTGATGCTGGTTACAAAGAAACTGGCAACAACGATACTAAATTTGGTAAATGGTATGGACTGAATAACCAGCCTTGGTGCGCCATGTATGTTTCATGGTGCTTCAAGGAGGCTGGTCTGTCTGAACTAATTGCGGCTGAATCTAAAAAAGGTTTTGCTTCATGCGATGCTGGTTTGAAATGGTTTGCAGGTAAAGGGCAGTTAGTTCCAGTTGGACAAGCAAAGGCTGGAGATATTGCATTTTTCCAGTTTGACGATGATGCTCAGGCAGACCATGTTGGTATTGTAAAATGGAACAACACAACCTTAAAGTATCTACAAGTTTACGAAGGCAATACAAGCGGTGATGGAAAGGGCAGTCAATCAAACGGAGATGGCGCTTTCTTAAAGAAAAGAAATTACAAACTAATCATGGCAGTTGTCCGCCCGAAGTACGAGGCATAAAAAATGAGCGAAGAAGTAAAGCCAAGTTTAGGAGAGATTATGCGTAGGCTTGATGACCTAACCATGGAAGTCAAGCAGATGAATCTAAATGTAAGCCAAACTTATCTTCGCAAAGATGTCTACGACTCGGACTCCGAGAGATTCACGCAAGCCATGAACCACATCACAGACCGTCTTGAAAAGATGGAGAGTCGCTCCGAATGGGTTATCCGTACCGTTGGAGCGCTCTTTATCTGTACGGTTGTCGGTGCCTCAATGTATGTTGGACAAGTTATTGGGTTGTAGGGCTTGACAAACTAAACCCCCGTTTAGTACCCTCTCCTATAACGAGAGGAGTCCACATGGACAACGCATTATCAGTAACACCAGTAGATGATTTTGAAATCATCGAGGAACCAGCCCGTGAGCCATTTGTCGTAGATGACGATTCAAAAGCAGATTGGGCAATGAGAAAACTTGCATCCATTCGACGCAAGCAATTAGATAACAAAGCAATCTTTGACCGAGAATTACAGAGGGTCACAGAATGGCTAGAGAAGGTCAATACAGACCTTGAAAGAGATGCTGAATGGTTTGAGGCGAACCTACGCCCATACGCCCTTCAGGAGCGCTCTAAAGACCGTAAAAGCATAGTCCTGCCCCACGGCACCATTAAAACTATCTCAGGTCGAGTTAAGTTCGATATTGAGGACGAATCCAAGTTCCTTGAATGGGCTGAGACCAATGCCCCTGAATTAGTCCGAGTTAAAAA